GTCCGTAGGCCATGTAAGTGATTCCCAGGATGAGAAGCCCGTGCAAACGGTAACCGTTCTTCATCCAGACCTACTTCCGGCGGAGTTTTTCCGGCGACTTCCCCCGGATCCTTCCCCCGGGGCATTGTTTAGGGGTTCGGCGATGCAGGAGGGGGGTGCTTTTTACGAGACCCCTCCCCCCGTCAGAGTTTTGGGAACAGGTACCTCGCCTGGTGAAATCTTTTTGAAAATCCCAGAAACATTCTGTTCCACAATTTCGTCAATCGCAAGCCTAATTGCTTCATCCTGATCTGTCTCTGACAAATCAAAAGAAAACGAAGCAACACGAGCAAGAAAGCCTGACGTGTTGTGCCCATGACGTGTGTCGTAGGCTAGCCACTCATCCCAATGAGTGTAAGGGTTCCATGGATTGTCGATGGTGGTCAGCATGTACTCGCCATCATCAGGTGTCATGTCATCCTCCTTAACTCTTTGAGTGCAGCGTTGAGTGTACTGACAGAGATGCCAAGGGACCGGGCAACCTCAGCCTGGGTGTACCCGGAGGCTAGCCTAGACCTAGCCAGTACCATCCTTGCTGGTGTCATAGGCTGCCTGATACGTGGTGTTGCCAGCTTCTTAAGCTCATCGATGTTAGCGTTCTCGATGATCTCAGATAGCCTGTTGGTACTGATAGCACCAGACTGTATGGCGTGCCACTCCTTAGCAGTGATCTCGATCAACTGCTTCTTGGCACCGACTCGATCTCTTGCCTGCTGTAGTGAAGTACCCTTGAGCTTCTTGTATGCGTCAGGGTCCTCTTTGATATGGGGGTTGTCATGGAGGCGGGCGGCTACAATTTGGTTGGCCACCAGCTGTGCTTGTCTTTCGAGGGGGGCGTTCTTTTTGGCGATACCCAGCTTGGCAGTTAGTGACGCCACCTCATGCTGGTACACCTTAGCTGCAGAGGGGGAGTAGGTCAGACGCCCGGTCTGAAGAGCAGCAAGCCTGGCCCTGTTAGCCAGCCCCTTCATGCCGTTAGAGTGGGCGGCATAGATCTCTTCCATTGGCGAGGGGGAATCGCTGAGAAGAGTGCGGGCATCTATTGCTTCTGCCAGTCTGTGAGAGGGACGGGTCTTCACGATGGTGCGACCCTGGCGATCTACGGTCGTGGTGCCCGTTAGTTCGAACATCCGTCGGCCTGTGACCGGATCAATAGGACCACCCTTTGATGCGGGGCGGGGCCTTCTTTCAGGAACCCGTACCTCGCCTCCTGCCCTCGAGATGATGGTTGCTGCGCCAGCCAGTCGACCACCAGTAGTACGGCCTTGGTACTTCGCCTTGAGCTGGGCTATGCCATTGTCCTGGTAGGACTGCTTGACATCGAGGTGATGCTTCTCAGAGTCGATGACTACCATCGAATGCTTGACAGCACGGGCTATCTCGGAACGATCTGCGCCCTTGATGGTCATGTCCGTTACCAGATTGGACACATCACCCATCTGCTGCTGCTTCGGCCGGCCCTTCGGGTTCTTGTCGCCGTAATCTACCGATCCCGTCTTGGAGTGGTAGACACCGCCATCGATGGTGCGCATACCATCATGCGGAGCATAGTGCGTGATCGGATCGAAGTCGTTGAGACTGGCCAGTGTTGCGGTAGTCCTGATGTCACCACGCTTGTTCGGTATGACTAGGACGGTGTCTCCATCGAAGTCGGCACCCGACAAACGCTTGGCTACATCGGGATGAATGCCTACTGCGTCAGGAGCGGAACCGATCGTCGACTTCGCCAGAGGATGCCGGTTGTTGACCGTGAGTTCCGGGATCTCGAACGTTCCTCCGTGAGGATGGCGAATCAGTACGACCTTCTCTCCGTTGTGGTAATTCGGAGCGTAGATCTGATCCGGCCTCATTCCCTCGATCGGGAGGATGACGTGAGTCTTCTGACCCGGCATGGCTGCGGCCTTGAGATGCACTGCAGCGGAATCGGCAGAATCGCCGAACGTCATGAGGAGCTTGTGCTTGATCACAGGGTTGGTCAACTGCATGATGTCGTTAAGCTCATCACGCTTACCCTGAAGAGCTAGATCAAGCTGGCGCCTGGCAAGGTCCGGGTTCTGCTTGGAAAGAACCTGGGAAGAGAGCGATCTGCTCCAATCCCTCCAGTCGCCTTGCTCGTTCACGATGTTCATCGGAGACTGATGGTTCTTGCCGGAAGCGTCTTTCCACGTTCGCTGAGGCTTGATAGCTGAGCCGAAGGGGTTAATCGGATCCTCTCCAACAGGCTTCATCGCATCGAGCTTATTGGATGTCCGCTTCTTGTTGGTGTTGAACTGAAGATCGGTACCGGCAGGCAGGCCTTCCTTGTACATGGCCATGCCCTTGAGGTAATGCCCGTCGCCGACCTTGATCCGGACTTGCGCGTAAGCCGAGTTTCCTAGCGAAATATCGGAAACGCCGGGCCTGACGAATATGACCCCATCTGCGCTGCCGCCGCCGTCTTCAGCCCATCTGACCCCGACTCGTTTCGGGTTGACCGCCACCGGAGCTTTCGCGACGTTGATCGTACGACCGAAATCAGAACTGGAAACAGCGACGCTCTTGATGAGCTCGGGGTGCGTCTTGACGTCCACGTACGTGGTTCCCGGAGGAGCCAGGACTTTGACGGTGGTCTTCTTGCCGCCGGTTGTCCCCAGCTGAGGAACCTGGACGTTGTGAACTACGTAGCCCTGCTGCTTCAGCATTGCCACAGCTGTGGACAGCTTGGTACTGCTGATCCCGCGCCAGTTCTCGGTACCCTTGCCGATGTCCAAATATCCGCCGGAGTCGACCTGGTCCCTGAGGAAGGAAGAAGTGCTGTCGAGAACGCTCCTCTTCGACGCGTTCGCGGGGTCAAGAAGAGCACGGACGGATGACTCGTTGAGTCTCATCTGCCGGCCGATGGCGACGTTGGACATGCCCTTCTCTTGAAGACGAAGAGCAAGCGTGGCCTGACCTCGACGATGCTCATCTTTGGCGATCGCGATCTTCGCCCTCAGATCCGTGGTGGAACCGAGCCCGAGTCCTTTCGCTACTTCAGGATCAGACAAGCCGTGCCGCTTGAGCTCGCTGACTTGATCCAGAAAAGACTTTCGGCCGCGTTCCATCGGGGTTTTTCCGGAGCCCCAAGGATATCGTCCGGAGTGACGGGGAGTTCCGTAGTGAAGAAGCTCGTCAGCTTCAACGATGACGTCAGTCAACTCTAACCCGCCTCCCTAAGTAGCTCGATGCGCCTGTCGAACACCACGATCTTGCTCATGATATGAGCGATATTATCTACAGCTTCTCCAGGATCTGAGACCAGGATCTCATCATCCTGGTAGATCCGTAGTTCGATTTCTATCTCTCCCGGCTTGAAGCCGTACTCCAGGCAGAACAAAGCCGCGTAGATTTCTACCTGGTGCATGGAGCCTGCGATGACGCCAGTTTTGAGATCGTGAACCCGGAGCAAGTTCCTTCGGAATATGATCGTGTCAGCAGTTCCGAAGCAGTTCTCTGAGTAATATAGAATCTGCTCGGGGACCATCCGGAAACCGATGGCGTCATTTACGTAACTGTTCAGCGTCTTTTCCGAACGAGGAAGCTTTATGCCAAGCCGGATTGCGCGGTGAGCGAAATCATGAAGCTCCACTCCTCTCGCGGCGGCCTGGGAGTTGAGAAAAACCTCATCCAGTTTGTCTGGATCGTAGTTGATCCAGTGGTACTTGCTTGGGCCTAGGAAGGCGTGCTGCCCTGCGAGACCGGAATGCGTGTTGAAGATCACCTAGGACAACCTCCCTGTTCCCTGGGTGGATAAACGCCGCGAACGACATCCGATCCATGATCTCTACCCAGTAGTCCTGATTCGGCTGACGCTTGGCACCCCGAGCTTTCTTGCACTCGAGAGCGGCCCACATAGCTTTCCACAGGATGAGGAGATCGGGAACCCCTTGAAGGTAGTTGGGGTCGTTGATCAAGATCACGCATCCGGGGAACATGTTGCGAAGCTCAGCGATCAGTCCAGTCTTGAATGGACTCTCCGTATTACTCATGTCCCATCCTTCGCGAAAAACAGAATCCGGGTTTTTAAAACTAACCACATTCTATTTCCTTCTATCATAGTGCATGTTTTTCGCGCGATACTCGACCATAGTCGAGCGGTCTGAGACAAAAGGCGTTTTTTCTTTACCTCACCTTCTGTGAGTGTGTACGTTTCTGCGCTTCCCCCTATATATATACTACTACTACTACTACTACTACTAGAAAAGAAACGTATTTGTCTCAAATATGTACGTTGACCTGCGTAAACGGCTGAGACATCACTCAAGTGGCTGCGACATAAAACCGTCCCCGAACTCTTAAGCCACCTAAGCTCGTTGAAGTTCTTCTTCCGTCCGAGAGCGTTCCTGATTCCGTGATCGATGCCTGCCGGTGAAAAAACGCCGTAGTAGTACAAATCCGTGAAGGGCGTATCCAGCCGGTCGATCCTTCCTTTGGCTTGTTCGGACATGCGGTACGAGTAGCTGAGGGAGTAGAATACGACCGTATCAGTCTCGGTGCAGTTCCATCCCTCAGCCCCCGCGGCGTACTGGACGAGATATACCCAGCCGTCTGTGTCAGGTATCGGCTCGTGCTTATGGCCGTTCCATTCGGCAAGTGCAAACGACGAGGGGGTCGATGTAACGCCACTGTCCTCCGCAGTTGCTGTGGTCGAGCCAGAACTTGCGCCAGTCGGTCCGGTCTCCCACGGTGGCCATGTCGGCTCTGGGGACAATCCCCTCAGGATTTCGAGTTCGTAGTCGAAGTTGTAGAATACGATTATTCGCGGGTGCGTAAGGAGGATATCTCTTATCGAAGAGATACGGGAAGAGTCGGTATTCACCACTCTCCGCATCAGGCTGAATAGCTCCGATACATGCCGGATAGGCCTGTCCTCCAGGTAGTTCCATCTCTTCCGCCATACCAGGTCGTACCTTTCCCTGTCGTATTCGGCGTAGACGTCTATCTCGTGACGTACGGTGTGTTTCTCGTAAGGCATCTCGACGAGGATATCGCGGAGATGTCTCGCCAGTCGGCCCGTGGATATATACCTCTCCACTTTCGGGTACTTCACGAAGCGCGCGAAGACGACGTGCTCTCTCATGAATTCGGTCCGAGTGCGATAGAAGCCATTCGCGAGGAAAACCGGGATGTAGTCCAGCCACGTATCGCCTGGCGTCGCGCTCAAGAGAATCCACAGATTCTTCTTCGTGATCTTCAGGAACGAATTCACCCATGCTCCGCTGCCCACAATCCGCTGCTCGTCGAATATGAAGAACGCTCCTTCAATATCCTCGTAGGCCTTGATGT